AGCGTTGTATCAGCTAAATCTAATTCGAATCGAAGTCCAATTTCATCTTCAAACAATCGAAGAGTCCCATTCTTAGTTCTACCTAATACTTGAGAGTAATCATGGCTCCATAACGCTAATTGATCATCTTTCGTTAAAGAATCTGTAAAAGCACCGCGTTTAAACTGTTCTTTAAATCGTCTCCAATACCCCATAGTTACAGACTTCATTTCCCATTTAACTGCATATCCAACAATTGTTCGAAGACCGCCTTCAACTTCTCTAATTTCTAGGTTACTACTCAGTAGCTCCCTCTTTTCCGTTTGGTTCATTATTATCACCTCCTTCATCAGTGACTTTTCCTTCTTTAACTAGTGCTGTATCCAATCTTCTAATAGGTTTATCGCCACCTTCAATTGGACCGAGCGAAAGAATCGCTCTCCATTCGTTTGGGGTTAATGAACCTCTATCTACCATTTGAACTAGATTCATTTTTGTACTCATAGAAGCGTATTGAAGAGAAGAAGATTCAAAGATGATTTTGTTCCCAAATCCTCTTTCTTTACGTGAAAAAAGCTTCCTGGTGTATTCTCCAGCAAGCTGCATCGCAAATGGTTCTATTTCTGATTCGTAATAGGCATTCCACTCGTCCTCATTGTATTTACTTTGTATAATCTTATCGTTGGTATTGAAGAA